TGGTGATCCTGCGGCCCGCGTTTTTCCTAGCGGGAGCCCCGGGAACCGTTTAAGCCCAGATCCCAGTGCCTGACTACAGAAACCCCTACCCCGGTCGCGTCTTTAACTGCTCCGTACGCTGATGTTAAGCGTTTAAGTATTGGGTTAAGTGCTGATCAGCTTCAGTGATTTCGCCCGGCTCAAAGGTGTCTCTGCTCCAGCGGTAACGGCTGCCTGCAAGGCGCGCATCACGGACGCAATTGTTGAGCGCAACGGCAAGCGGATGCTTGACCGTGACAAGGCACTGGAATTGTGGGATCGCAACACCAAGCGCAACGGATCTGAGCGGGTGTCTGCAGGCGCCAAGGATCGCGACCGCCGAGGACTGGCGCCTGATGTTGATGGTGCGCCGCCACCGCCGCCAGTGCATGTGCCTGACGCCACCAGCAACCAGCTCAAGAGCCTGATCATGGGGCTGCCGGAAGATCAGATCCCAGGCCTTGACGTAAGCCGCGAGCGCAAGGAGCACTACAACGCCGAGCTGGCCCGGCTGCAAGCACTGAAGGAACGTGAAGACCTGGTGACCACCGCCGATGTGAAACGCATGGCCAGCACGCTGGGCCGACAGATCCGAGACAACATCCTGGCGATTCCCAATCGCGTGGCGCCGTTGCTGGCTGCAGCGCGAGACAGCGCCGAGGTGCATAGGCTGCTCAGCGAAGAACTATCCACGGCGCTGCGGGTGTTGTCCAATGGCTGACGGCTCGCTGCTTTACCGGGAGTCCTTGCTGGCTGCGCTGGCGCCACCATCGGCAACGACGGTGAGCGAATGGGCAGACCAGCATCGAATCCTGAGCGGTAAGGGCGCTGCGGAGAAAGGCCCCTGGCGCACGGAGCGCACGCCGTACCTGCGCGAGCCAATGGACTGCCTAAGCCCAAGCAGCCCAACGCGCCGCGTGGTGCTGATGTTCGGCAGCCAGATGGGCAAGACCGAAGTGATCCTGAACTGGCTGGGTTCAATCATCGACCTGTGGCCCGGGCCAACGCTGCTAGTGCAGCCAACGCTGGATATGGCCAAGCGCCTCAATCGCCAGCGGCTGGATCCTTTGCTGCGTGAGACACCGCAGCTGGTGGAGAAGATGGCACCGGCGCGCAGCCGTGACTCAGGGAACACGATGTTCCTGAAGGAGTTCGACGGCGGCCTGTTTGTGCTGACCGGCGCCAACAGCGGCAGCGGTCTGCAGTCAATGCCTGCCGCCAACCTAGCAGCTGATGAGGTGTCGAGCTATCCGATGGAGGCTGACGACAAGGGCGACCCACTGGAGAACGCCGAGGCCCGCACCAGCACGTTTCCTATGGGCAAGGTGCTGATCACCAGCACACCCGGCACCCGTGGCGCCTGCCGCATTACGCAGGAGTTTGAAACCAGATCAGACCGGCGGCTGTATCACGCATGGATGCCCTGCTGCGGCGCCAATGAAGTGATCCGTTGGCGCGAGCACATGGTCTGGGATAAGCCAGATGGCGATGTGTTCTGCCAGTGCCCGGCGTGTGGTGAGCGAGTGGCGCAATATCACAAACAGCAGATGCTGAGCAAAGCGATCTGGACACCCACCGCCAAGGGCGATGGCATGACCGCAGGCTTCCATCTGCCCGGGTGGTATGCGCCACTGGGCTGGACCAGCTGGGAGCAGATCCGTGATGAGTTCCTGCGCGCCAAGGCTGATCCGCTGCTGCTGAAGGGCTGGGTCAACAAGCGAGCCGCCGAGGCGTGGGAGGACGAGGCCGTAGCGCGCGTCAATGCCGACGGCCTGATGGAGCGCGCCGCCAAAGAGCCGTATCCGACCGGCCACTGCCCCGCCGGCGTGCTGCTGCTGCTGGCGGCCGTTGACGTTCAAGACACCTGGCTCGAGATCAAGATCAAGGGCTACGGCAGGGGCGAGGAGTCCTGGCTGATCTGGCACCAGAAGGTCGAAGGCGACCCGGCACAGGATGAGGTGTGGAGCCAGATCGACAGCATCCGCCGCACAGAGTTCCCCCTCGAGGGCGGCGGCACCCTGAAGGCCCGGCACTGCGCCGTAGACACCGGCGGCCACTTCACCAACGAGGCGTACGACTACTGCCGCCGCAACGCCAGAGAGGGCGTGGTGGCCATCAAGGGCAGCAGCACCAGGGCAGCGCCGGCGCTGGGCAAGGGCAGCAAACAGGATGTGAACCTGAAGGGCCGCACAATCAAGGGCGGCGTGACGCTCTACATGGTCGGCACCGACACCCTGAAGCGCACGGTCTACGCCCGCCTGAAGATCAGCGAACCGGGCCCGGGCTTTTGCCATTTCGGCCAGAACGCAACTGATGAGTACCTGGCCGGCCTGACTTCTGAGCGATTGATGCCGAAAATGGTGAAGGGCTTCACGGTGCTGGAATGGCACCAGCACTACGCCCGCAACGAACCGCTCGATCTGGAGGTCTACTGCCTGGCCGCGCTGGAGCTACTGAAGCGCCGCTACAACCGCGCCACGATGTGGGACCAGCTCGAGGCCGGCCTAACGAAAGCCGCACCCGAGACCACCAGGCGCCGACCTGCTGCAGCACCACGGCCAGGCGGATTCGTGTCTGGCTGGTGATGCATAGCCTGAGGCCATGACAGTTCCCGCCACCATTCGGGCCGGCACGACCGTAGGGTGGGTGGAGCCGCCGGCGGTGGATCTTGACGGCAATGCAGCTACATCAGCTAGTTGGACGCTGATCTCCTACCTGCGCACGAATACAAACCACAAAGGTGCCACTGTTACCGGCACTGCCCGTGCCGATGGCGGCTGGAATATGGCGATCACCGCCACCACCTCCAGCGGATTTGACGCCGGCACTTGGTACTGGGAGACCCGGATCACCAGCGGCGCCACGGTGCTGACCATTGGATCTGGCACCACGCAGGTGTTGCCGGGTCTGAACTACACCGGTCAGCCTGCTGCCTTCAACGGCCAGAGCCAGGCCGAGCAAGACCTTGTAGCGGTGCAGGCCGCAATTCGCGCGATCGTCAGCAAGGGCGCCAAGAGCTACACCATCGGCAGCAGGAAGTTCGACGCCGCCGACCTGGGCCAGTTGATGGAGCGCGAGGCGCAGTTGAAGGCGATCGTCGCCCGCGAGCGTGCCGCCGAGAAGATGACTGCCGGCCTGGGTGACCCGCGCTCGCTCTACGTGCGGTTTGGGCGATGAGCAAGCGCAAGGCCAAGCAGCCCCAGCAGCCGGCCCCGGCCGCCCCCCGCCGCAGCCGGCGCGCCTACGAAGGCGCCCTGGTGTCACGCCTCACCTCGGACTGGGTGACCAGCTCGACGAGTGCCGATGCCGAGATCGACGGCAGCCTGGTGCGGCTGCGCAATAGGACGCGGCAACTGGTCCGGGACAACGGCTACGCGCAGCAGGCGCTGCGCTGCATTGTCTCCAACGTGATTGGAACCGGCGTCAGGATGCAGGCCCAAGTGCCGGCGGCGGCCGGCGGCGGCCGACCAGACACCACGATCAATGACGCCATCGAGCGGCGGTGGGCCCATTGGTGCCACGCCGACACCTGCCACGCTGCCGGCCAGCTGAGCCTGCAGGAGATAGCCCGGCTGGCATGGCGCGCCATGGCTGAATCTGGTGAGGTGTTTATTCGGCTGGTGCCCGAGGCCATGGGCGCCGGCGTTGTGCCGCTGGCCCTGGAGATCCTTGAGGCCGATCTGGTTGACGAGAGCAAGACATCAGGACCAGAAACTGATGGTGGCGAGTGGCGCATGGGCGTGCGCGTCAACCGCTGGGGGCGGCCCATTGCCTATCGCTTCAGGACACGGCACCCGGGCGACGTGTCGGGATCGGTGGGTTATTCAGTGGTCGATGTCCCGGCTGATCAGGTTCTTCATTTACGCCGCATAGAACGCCCCGGCCAGACGCGAGGCGTTCCTTGGTTCGCTGCAGCAATCAAGAGCTTGCATCACCTTGCCGGCTACCAAGAAGCTGAAGTGGTGCGAGCCCGCGCCGCCAGTAGCCTGATGGGATTTATCACCAGCCCTGAAGGCGAGCTGATTGGTGATGACGTTTACGACGCCGAGCGCGTCAGCAACTTTGAGCCTGGGGTTTTCAAATACCTAGCGCCTGGTGAATCGGTCAGCGTGCCTCAACTCGACGCGCCTGACGGGCAGTTTGAACCATTCCTGCGGGCCATGCTGCGCGGTGTTGCGGCATCAACCGGCTGTAGCTTTGAGCAGGTCAGCAATGACTACAGCCAAAGCAACTACAGCTCCAACCGGATGAGCCGGCAAGATTCCATTGAGATGTGGAAAGGTGAGCAGCAATACGCCATCGAACATTTCTACCGGCCGATCTTCCAGCGGTGGATGGATGCAGCTGTTGGTGTTGGCGATCTGTCGCTGCCCAACTACGACACCATGCGCGATCGCTACCAGTCCGTCCGTTGGTATCCACGGGCCTGGGGCTTCCTTGATCCGAAAGTGGAGATCGGCGCTTACAAGGACGCTGTCCGCTGCGGCTTCATGACGCAGGCGCAGGTAGTGGCCGAGCAGGGCGGTGATCTTGCCGAACTGATGCGCGACCTGGCGGCAGAGCGAGAGATGGCACAACAGCTGGGCCTGACCCTTGACATCGACGCCGGCAAGGTGAGCAACGCCGGCCTGACGCAGGCTCGGCCGCCTGGTTCGATCATCCCCCAGGACGCCTACGCGCCGGATGACACCGCAGCCGATGCCAGCAGTAACGAACCTGGCAACGACACGGAGGATTTGGCCTAATGAGCAACGTC